GGCGCTTTGGCCGGATCTCTTTTAGGAGGTTTTTCTTCATATGGTATTGCAGAGGGTCTTTCTGGTGGATATTCGATAAACAAAAATTTCAATAAGTTAGTTGGCGCCGCTGCTATGATTCCTGGATTGACACCATTCGCGCCTTTAATCGGTTTAGGTGGTGCAGTGTTGAACAGACTGTTTGGTATGAAGGCCAAAGAATACACAGATTATGGTATAAGAGGAACGCTTGGAGAAGATGCCACCAGCCTTGAGCAATATAAGAATTGGTTTCAGAAAGGTGGACGATACAGAAGTGATCGAAGCGGAACTGAAGTTTCGGCAGTAGACCAAGCATCTTTAGATGCAATTGGCGGTGCTATTTCTAGTAGAAATGAACTTGTTAGATCATATGGCCAAATACTTGGCTACGGTGATGAGGCTGCACAAAAAACAAGAAACTTCACTCAGCAAATTAGTATGAGTTTAAAAGGCCTAGATGAAGCAGGAATGGCCAAAGCATTTGGTGATATGATCACATCATTTTCTAATAATATGATTCAAACGGTCTATGCTGGAGTTGAGAAGTTTAAATTTGCAAATGAAGAATTAATTCAAACAATGGCTAACTTAGCCAACAGCACCATAATTTTTGATGATGCAATGTTTAAGTTAGGATTCACGGCCGATAAATTATCCGAAACTTTCAGATCAAAAACTTTAGCAGATTTGGCTGGGTTTAAGCAAAGTCTGATTGGAACGTTTGGTGGAGATACTTTAGATCAACAGCGTGAAAACTTTAGTCGTGTTGTTGGAACTTATTTTGATATCATGTATACTGAAACTGAAAAGAATATGTATATCATGGAATCAAATAGAAAGAGAATGGCACAAGAAACCGAAAAGATTGTATCAGGATTTCAAGGCACTGAACTTTTCAAGCAGGTGGAAGGTCTTCAAGAATTCTCTAAAGTTTTAACTGGCGAAGGGGTGATTGACGTTGAAGCAACCCTAAGAAAAAATTACGACACGTTTAGAGGAGTTGTTGAATCTCTGAATAAAAAAGATACCAGCATGGGATTCAAGCTTATGGATTTTGCCGATGAGTTCGATAATGCACTAAAAGCATTTATCAATCTAGAGGTAGAAAAACAGGAAAAGGCAAAAGAAACCGAACAAGTTGTTTCAGACCTTGTTGCACCTTTTGCAAATTATGTCGGTGCAGTATCTTCTTCAATAGGATATACAGGAGAATACGGCACTGCATCATTTGGAGGTGCGGGCAGAAGTTATATTGATAGTGTGCCTTACACGCCAATGGCTGGAAATTCTATTAGTTATGATGGCATTATCAAAGGAGAGCCTGCCTCAGGAACGATAGACTTTTTCACCGAATTAAATAATGCTAGAAGCATACAAGGTCAAGCTGGTGGCGGGGATGCAAATCCTCTTTACATAGATAACTCTGTAACATCTTCTTCATCATCACCAACAACAATTGTTATGACTGATGATAAAATCAGAGATTATCATCCAATTTTAAATAGCAATGATAGAACTTTAACTCAAGGATTTTTTGTTGCTAGATCATAGAAGAAAGCCCCTTGCGGGGCTTTCGTTTTTAGTCTTGTGCTAGCTTTTCAAAATAATTCATTGCCTCATCGTCATCATCATCGTCTTTCCAAGACTTAGAAGTTTCAGCAGTCTTGCTGACTTTAGGTTCTTCCTTTGTCACAGTCTGCTTTTGTTCAACACGCTCTTCATTGTTTAGATTCAAAACTGTGTTGAGTTTAGCTTTGAGTACATCATACGGTTTGAAATTCTTTTCATCCAAGAATTCTTTCAGACTATGCTCTGCCTTCCAGATACGTTCGAGTTCTTCATCATCTTCACTGAGTGGAGATGGCGATTCGAATTCAGACTTATCATAGTTTTGATAACCTTCGACTTTACGAATCTTAAGTTTGAAGTTAGCACCTTCCCACAGATCGAATGGGCTAACGGGTGTCTCATCTTCAAACTCAGGGTTCATTAGATCATTGAGTTTATCAAAGATTTTCTTGCCGAACTTGAAGAGAAAAACTTTACCTTCATTGTCGGGATTTGCAGAATCACGAACAATATAAACGTTCGAAATGTAATTCAGTTTACGCTTCTGCTTTCGTGCGATCTCTTTGTCTGATTCGATACCGCTGTTCCAGAGTAGAGTATTGTACTCACTGACCGGATCTTTTTTGTTCAGTGTGGTCAAAGAGTTTTCGATGTACCACTGACCAGTTGGTCCTTGAAATGAGTGTGAAAAGATTTGAATCCAGGGCATGTCTTCACCCTCGGGCGCGGGGAGAAAACGAATGGTTGCCATACCGTTACCTGCTTTGTCTACGGTGGGCTTCCAAAACCTAAGGTCTTCGTATGATTTCTTTTCTTCTTTTGAGTTGAGTTTGGAAACTTCGCTGGTTAGCTTTTCCAAATCTCGGGTGCGGGACTTTTTGAGTTCTGAGAATGATGTTGCCATGTTGATTACCTCGTATTAAAATGTATTTGCTGTTTGTAAGTCTTGTCCACTCTTCTCATAATGTATATCACTATGTATAATACTTGAAGATGGATTTTTAGAAAGTAAAAAACAAATCTTCTTTATTACCCTAGATTCAATTTGCTTTTCACCACTAACTTCATCTTTGCTTGTTCGAACCTTAAGAAGGGCCGGTACTTTTTGCATAGATTGCTAACCTCTTTATATACTGGATCAGTAATAATCTTATCATATCTTCGAATGAAATTCAATATGGAGTCTAGGATAACAAGAGTCTCAATACTAATTTCGCCTTGAAGATACTTTAATATAATTTTAGGATGTTCGCCACTGTTCACCGAGAACAAATTTTCAAAATCTTCACTCGACAGAATCGAGAAAAAATCAATTTCATTTGTAAAGTTGTATGTCAATGATTCATGTTTTTTCTTCCAGTTTTTATATCGAGTTTCGCTAGTGTCAGATAGGAGTTCTCCGATCCAGATTTTAGGATCGTGTATGAAGTTTGATACTAGGAATTCTTCAAGATGGTCACCTTTTCTATTGCCTAATTTTGCAAAAAATAATTTATCGCGCCTCTTTAAAAAAGCATCAAAATTTGTTTTTGATTTTTTGCCATACTTAAAATAATCGTATGACTCTACGGTAAAATGATTCTTCAAAGAAACATAAATTTTATACGCATCAAATGCATCCATGTTAGGAGATTGGTAGTTTAGCCTTTTTGCTTTTGATCATTTTATTTTTGATAGCTTCAGATTCGATTAGACCTTTCATTCTTGGTGTGACCAAAGACGCCGCGGTTTCAATTTCGATCTTATTTTTTTCACAGTACATGACAATTGCATCGATAATTGAATTGAGTTTCTTTTCTCTTACAATTAACTTAATGCTCTCTTCAAATTCTTTTTGAGTCAAAATCTTTAAGTTTTCTACCATTACTTTTTCCTGTAAAAAATGTGGTCTTCTATCTGAACAACTTTTGTCATACTTCTTCTCCATGGTGGATGAACTTTTGTCGTGTGAAAATGTGTTACACCTTCAAACAATAATATCATAGCATCATTTTCGTCCAAACGCAATATGTACTCGGCAATTCTGAGACACTCTCTCCATATTTCAGAATCGTTTGGCATTTTTATTTTGGCAGTTTTAATATAAGGATTGTACCATGAAAATTGTCTAGGCTCAGTTACCACGGCATGAATTGTTGGTTTGTTATCCTGTTTCTTTCGATTGAGCGTGACTAAGCCTACGGCAATCTTACCAATTTGTGGTTGATTTCTTGCTTCGTAGTAGATATTGATTGCCATCCATAATATGTCATCATAGTCTATCGTTTTTACACGTGGTATTATCTGAATATAATTAATTCCGTTTACTGGAATCGGTGCGCTTGCGTCATGAGATATTGTGAATGTGATGGCAAATATAAATGCAGCTTTCGTAAAAAAGCCCATACATATTTCCTTTTTCGATTTTTGTGCTACTTAGAAACGCCTTCTTCGGTATGATAGCAAGTTTTTTTTCTTACAAGTATACTTTTATACTCAGAAGATTTAATGGCCTTTGATATTCTTCGCCACATATCAATGTCAGCTTCTAAAACTTCTCCTGTCTCTTCAAAAACATCTCTATACCTTAGAGGTAGCAACTTGTGATTAATACACACTGATGAGTGTGCAACATTTACTGGTTCTGGACATCTCTCTTCATATTTATCATCTAATTTTACGCCTGGAATATATTGATTTTTTAAGTATTGTGCGCAAGTGTACACCAGTGCCACATTGCTTACGGTGTTGATGATGTTGACGATTTCACTTAAATGATTTTCACTCCAGTAATCATCATGGTCTAAATGACAAATCCAATCAAGACCATCATCTAAAGCTTTTTGCAGCCCATGATTATATGCATTTACGCCACCAGAAACCCACAGTTTTCTATCATCTATTGAATATTTGTCTCTTTCTTTTGCGATTGGTAGATTTTCAAGATAGTGCTCGATGCCAGTCAAAGATTCTGAGAATCTATTAAATTCTTCATCGTCTTCGTACTTATCTCCAATCAAAAAAAATTTAAAATTCTTGTATGTCTGTTTTTTCAAAGAGTCTATAGCGCGATTGAGATAAGTTGGCGTTTTACCATCTTTTCTTTGATACGTTGGTGTTACAATTGCAAGCTTCATTTTTGTTTAATGATAAAGCAATTTCCGTCAAGAAAATTTGAATCAAACCCTCTTGCGTTCAAGGTGTTCTTTAGTGTTCCAATGATTTCAAATTCGGAAGAATGTTTATCGCATAAAAAATTGACTGCCGACTTCACTTCAGGAGAATGTACCCAATCGTTGTAGTCATCAAAGACAAGGTAGCCACCTTGCTTCAGATACTTTGAGTAGATTTCGAAATCTTTTAACACACCATCATATGAATGATCTCCATCGATGAAAATTATGTCATACGTTGAATCTAGATTGTCATAAGTAGATTTTACTTGTGAGTTTCCTTCAATGTACTGATATAGATTGTTGTGCTTGTTTAGCTTGGCAACATTTTCCATAACAGTCTTTTTGGGTATTGGATGACCTAAATCGATTGAAGTGACTGAGGTGTTTTCTCGCTGTAGCATCAGACAAGCGGACCCTCCAGCATAACACCCAATCTCAAGATATTGCAGGGCATAATCTCTAGGAAAAGTTTTTGCAATATCATAGAGAACATGATAATGATGATGAAAAGTTTTTTCTTCGATAGACTTGCTGATTGCCGTGAGCAAGTCTAAAGATTCTTGTGTCGAAACAATCATGTTTTTGGGGCTTTGGGTGATGCTGGATTACCAATCAGTAAACAAGGTTCATCGATGCTTTTCCAAACAACTGCACCTGCACCTACTTTAGTGTTGTCAGGAAGATTCACTTTTGGAACAACATAAGAGCCAATACCAAAAACACACGAATGTCCAATATTACAATCGCCGCAGACTTCGGTATTTGGAAAAAGAGTTGTATAATCACCGATAGTGGAATCATGGCCCACAGTTGCATTGCTATTCATAAAAACATAATCACCAATTACACAATCTCCTGCCAACAAAACAAGCGGAGCAAAAACACCACCTTTGCCTAATTTAGCGAAAGGTGAAATTGTCGCAGAAGAATGAATAAAATTCGTCCAACGATCTTCGTTTTTTTCGACAATAATTTTCTTAACTTTAGGATCAGCAACTGCTAAGATAAATTTAGCTTCTGGAAATTCCCCAGGAAGAAGTTCAGACCTAACGGGAAACATCTCATTGTATACTGGATTGTTAAATGGTTCGGTACTCACTACAGCACAGATTCCATGATTGAATCCGTACATTTCGATCAAGTACCCGATAACTTCTTTAGCAAGCCCACCAGAACCAAATATTACATACTTATTCATGTGTTGTACACCTCAAATTTGCTTAGATCAGGATATGGAAGTTCTAAATCTTCATTGTGTTTTTTTGTACCGTCTAAATTATAAAACTGATTCATCAAAAGCAATCCTCTTGTGGCTAATTCTGGCATCATGTAAAAGTTCCATCCAAGCATATCAAAATAATCATCATGATAAGAGCACTCTCTGCGACCACTATATCGTGCTCTTTTAAACCATAGATATGCATCATGGTTATCTGTGAGAATAGCACCACCCTTCGATAGCTTGAAATGCTTGTATGGTCCAGTGAATGAAATACACATATGAGAGCCAGGAATGTACATATCGGCAGTGAATCGTAATGCACTGTCCCACACATTTGATGGTGCGAGTTGATATGCACCTTTGATTGTTCTACCTTTTACATGATGAAACTTCACCTTTGCTCCTGCATGAATAATTTCACAGGGAACGCTAGGGTAAGTTCTGCATGGAATTGTAATCTCTTTGCCTGTCACTTTTTCATATGTCAGTGCCAGAAAGAGTGCATTGCTTTGATTGTCTACTGTCACAACATACGGTGCACCAGTGTAATCAGAGAGTGCCTTTTCAAAATCTTCTGTTACTTTATAAATTCCATTAGCCAAGTTTACCTCCTACATAAAATTAAATTGTGGGTTATTCTGTTACGAGGAAACCCACCGAAACCCTAGGCTGTGTTTAAGCAGCCAATGCGAAACGTTCTTCGTTTGCGTTTACTTTGATTTACTTTTAACGACTCTCTGTGTCGGACCGTCCGTATCTCTATTACTTGCCCTGTCGAAACCAGGTCAGGCCCATCAGAAAACTCTCTGCGATACTTGAAATCATGGTAGCCCTTCTTCCTAGCAGGTCCTTGCTTTGGTCGACTTTAGCAAGTTTTTCTGTTTATCTAGTGTAGCTACTCAAAGAGTTTTCTGGTGGACCTGGGCGGAATCGAACCGCCGTCCAGAACACCTTTCGATCAACATCATACGATCATTTCATTAGTATACTATATATCAAAACTTTTGTCTAGATACTACGAGATGTTTGCCCAGATGATACTATGCAACTATAGTCCGCATTTTTTGGTGTTAGTATGACGGTAAAGCTTCCTGTGGCATCGTTCTTCCACAAGGAAATTGTATTCACGCCGCCTTCTTCCATACCAACAAAAACTAACTTTTCATCATACTCTTTGATTGCATCTAAAACTTTTTTAGCTTTGTCGCATACGATTCCCATAGGAACAATCACGTAAGTATCTTTTTCTTTTGAGAACGTGATTATAGGAAGCATCAATGCTAGTGAGAGAAAAAATTTTTTCATTTTAATGCCCTTTAATAGTGTCGTACAGATTTCTGTATTCGATAAATTTATCGATGTAGGTATTCCGTTTCTTAACAAAGATTTGAGGCTGTGCTTCATTCTCTACCGCGATAATTACGACTAATCTCGGTACCGGTATACCTGTTCTTTCTTCAATCATTACTGAATATGCTGAAGCTTGCATAAAATATCCTAAGATGTGATCTTCAGATTTCAGTTTGCTTGAACTTTTGAAATCAATGACACTTGGCTTTCCATCAAACTCTGCAAAACAATCTATGCGGCCGGCGACTCTCAAGTGATCGGAGTACAATGCTGCCTCAATCGCATAGATTCGATTGATGTTTTCATCGATTACAGGTTTTATAGTTTTAAAAAGTTGAATTGTTGTTGGCATCTCTCCATCTAAAGTATGATTATTCAAAAGATAATTTTCGCATACTCTGTGAAGATTGTTTCCTCTTCTTGCTGCTTGCGAAGAAATTTTGTTGGCTTGTTCCTCTCCAACTTTCTTTCTCCATTCTTGTATACTCTTTTCGCTATGCAATCCAACAACTGTGGTTACTGAAGGATACACGTTTCCCTGAGGTGTGACGTAGTGACGTTTTCCTCCAACAGACACCGTTTCAAGATTCTGAAAGGTGATATCAAGAACGTGTTCGAACATTACACTCCCGAAATTATCTCTTCAAAATATAAAGTTAGAAAAACTTTTCCTTTTCTATCTAGGCCTCCGGCAATGTGATTGATAGGCAAGTCTTTGTACTTTTTTAGAGAGTCTTTTAAATTGATTATACTAAAAAATTTTTCGATGTCTGAGAAGTCAAACGAATGCATGAAGAAATTACTGTTCTCAAATTTTAGATCATATGAATTTCGCTTTGTACCATTCTCGAACACGCGAAGAAAAAACGATGCATTGTTTTTGCAACTTATTTCATTAATAATTTCTCTAGGAACAAAGCCACAAAAATCAAACATCTTTTTTATTAAATCGTCTTTGTTTTTGTATCCTATGTCACAATAATTAGTGATCACTAAATCTTTTTCAGTGTCGGAATTTAAATCTTTGTTCCATTTATATGCAACAAAAAGAGGAACCAACTCTGGATTCTTGTCGTGAATTTTTTTCCACTCATCATATCGATATTTTTTCTCAAAGTAAATTCGATAATTTAGAACGGCACCAGTTTTTTCTAAACCAAATCCTATTTCGTGAGAATTGTAGTAGAGAGATTCTATACTATGAACGTGTGTGTCTGGAAAAGACATATCACGTAAGATTTCATATACTTTCTTGAGACCGATCAAATGAGTCTGAAATCCAAACACGACCCGATTGAAATTGATTTGGCCTTCAGATATTTTTACAGAATGCTGTACAACATTATTTTTTATCGTGTTTAGTGATAAAAAATTTTTGAGTTCTTCATCATCTAAAGATATCTCAACATTTTTCATTTAAGTCCTCATGTTGCATCTTAGCCACAATGTAGTCTTTAACCAAAGATGACCTAACGATATCGTCAACGACAAATTCTATTCGAGTAAATGCTTTCATATGATATGCAATGTCAAAAAACTTTAGAATGCCTGATTTGTCATTGTTCTTTCTCAAATCAGTTTGTCTATAGTCACCACACCAAATAATCTTCGAACGATGTCCTACGCGAGTCATCACGGTATCGATTTCTTCAAAATTCATGTTTTGCATTTCATCAACAATGATGATTGCATCATCGAAACTCATACCGCGAATAAATGACGTAGAAATAAATTGTACATGGCCTTGCTCTTCGAGTCTATCCCATGCATCTTTTCTACCAAACAAATTTTCACATATTTGTCTATAAGGCTGCTGATAGATTTCCATCTTCTCAGAAACGTCACCTGGAAGATGTCCGATTTCTCTAGACTGCACTGCCGATCTTACAATGATGATTTTATTGAATGGGTTTGATTTGTCCAATACTTCTTCTAATGATTTATAGAGTGCTATGAAGGTTTTGCCTGTACCTGCCACACCGTGCAATGCTATAAAGTAGTCGCCTCTTTTGTATGCGTCAAAAAATTTTTGTTGATTTTCTGTAAGAGAGGAGAATGTTTTTAGATGATTTAGCGTTATCTTGAGTGTATTGTTGGATTGCCTTTTTGTCTCCGATTCAATGTGTAATGAATTTGCGTTATCGATCAACTTCAGTGCTTTTCTACCCATAGGTGAACCTCTATTGTTGATTTGAGTTCACCCCTATTCAGAAGGTATTGATGTCTCCTTTCGGATGCGCGGCCTTAGCTTTTGCAAGAACTTCCCTGAATCCTTGGTCGGGCTTTTTGACTCCCAAACGAATAGGATCTCCTATAATAGGGGCACCAAGAATCACAGACTCATATTGAGGATTCTGTTTAAAGAACTCCTCCATCTCACTAATCTTCATACTTTTTTCGAAGACCTCTCCGGTAGTCTTGTCTCTAAAATTGTAGGTGGGCATAAACGTCCTTTGTTAGTCACACATTACTATGTAGTAAACTTTGATACCATTCTGGAACAGTTCGGCGCGTCCACTTGGCAAAAGTATTCTTTGCGCCGGCGTAATATTGATGATATGAGGTTATCGAATCATTTTTCACTTTGTAGATATCAGGCATTGCCGGCGTAGGTTCACTGAACACACTGTTCGGAATGTTTTTAGGATAAAGATATAATGCATTAGCCATACGCTTTTCTACGGCATGAATCTTGCCGTATCGATAGGTGTACTCTTTGCACAAGTAAAACCACATTTGATGAAGCCAGATATAATTCTGCTTGCTTTGGCGCACCCATACGGCAGATGGATGATTGATATGAGAAGCCTTCATCATAATGGTTTCGTTTTCTCCTTCTAGACGCCATCGTTTGATTGATCGTCCATTTGCAGTCTTATCGACATACGGCACACCATCAAGCAAACGGTGTGCCGTAGA